AGAAGCAGTTGCACCTAATGTGATTGATGTTGTTGTGTTGGCATTAACAACTTGGCCGGAATTATGTGTAAATGATAAAATTGTTCCACTTGCAGTCGTTGTTTGATATTGACCACCAGCATTAAACTGTGCATTTTGAATTGTTGCACTAGCAGTAAATGCTTGGCCAACGATATCACCAACAACATACAAACGCCACTTTGTTGTATCACTTGGATAATGATAGTATGAAACAACTTTAGCTGCCGGAGTAAAATTTCCACCAGCAAGATAACCAAGGATGTCACCATCTTCAAATGATCCAGTAACACCGGTTAATTCTAATATGTTTGGTTTACGAATGTATTTATTAACAGAATCATTATCAAAATAAGCATTAACATCGGTGTTAACAGTTAAACCATAGGTGTTGAAGAACAAGAACTGTGAACGAATATATGGTAAAATACTTACATCAGTAATAAATCCAGCAGTTTCAACATAACTCGAATTTAGTTTGTCATAGTAACCTAAAACAGCTTTTTGTTGTTCTGTGGTATATGTGGTAACTTGGTTAACACGCCAGTTACGACCAGTTGCAATCACATTGTCAGTTGATGTAGCGACAGTAGTTTTCCAATCACCCACTTGTAACACATTGACTTGGTCACTAGCACGATACACTTGAAGATTTGGATCAACGATTAATAAATCAGGAGACCTTTCAGTATCAACCCAATTGTCCATCGGAGGACTCAATGTAAGTGTGCCAGAATTTAAAGATACTGAAAATGGATTTAAATTAACTACACGAGAAGCAATTCGTTGTGTTACTACATTTGCTGTTGTATATGGTAGTGTAAAGAAATTAGACGAACTACTTTGTGATATTTTAAATCCAAGATTATTTGCACTTGTAGAATCCAATTGACCCATATTATAGACCAATGACAACGACTGTAACGGAAAATTCTGAACATCCTGTGATGCAGTCATCTGGTGTATTCTGCGATTTACTGTTACCAAGTAATCAGTAACGGCTGTATCTGATGCAGCATAGCTTGAGAAGTCATCAACTAAAATACCATTTTTGAAACGATTTAATCCATTACCATCAGGAATCTGAAGTGATGATGCACCCTTTTCTAATAGATTAAGAGCTGTGTAGTATTCAATATTATTTACTCGGCTCTCTAGACTAGAAATGTCACGCATCAACCAACGTTTATGTTTAACTCGTTCAATGGATAAACTTGGCAATACACCCACTTCTTCACCAGGAATATATGCGGTATATGGGTCATGATAAAGGTTTGCAATCACTAAAGATCCATCAGGTTCAATTGGTGAAATTGGATTTACTGAAGGTGTGCCTTGAACAATTTCAAACTCTCGGTCTTTACTTAACACCAATTTATCAAAACGACCAAGATAGAAACCATAATCAGACTCATACTCAGTTAAGTCAACTGGAATATATGCGCCAGCAGCACCTGAACCGGAGCTAGATGTACGAATGATAAATGAACTCTGTGCATTGATAAGTGATGGTCTAAAATCTAATGAATCTCTTAACTGATAGAAGTTACCACTTGATGCCATGTAAGATGGAATCTCGGCATAACTTTCTGGTGCAGAAGATACTGGTGCCAAATAAGACATCACCGAATAATAACCATCACCGCCTGTTGTTTCGTAGAAGTCTAATATGACTAACAGGTTGCCTTCAATAGGTTGTTGGCCAATGCCCAATGTGATCGTGGCAAAATCATAGTATGAATCTCGTTGACCATTATCAAATGTAAATCGATTAGTCACATCATAAATTGGATTGGTTAACATGGCATCTGTTGCAGCTGTGCCAGGAGATTTTGTATCAATAATTTTAATAATTTGTTTTACATCAGTGATATACAATTTTTGTGGTTGGCCTGGAGAAACAACACCAGCATTGGCAATATACACTTGACCTTCAGTCAAATCAACTCTCGTATTTGTTTCAACAACGGTGCCTGTAATGTTTACACCTGTTGTATTACCTTCAACTAAATTCTTGGCTTTCAATACAAATGATGTGTCATTACCATTGCTGACGAAAGCCTTTGCAATGATAGTAGCGGTGAAAGCACCTAAATCGGATGTTGGTGTGGTGAATGTAGCAGTAGCACCTGAACCAGTAATCGAACAAGTTCTACTACCAATACCCCATGGTAATGTTTGACCTACTGTTAAACCACTTGAGAGTGGATTGGTTACAATGATTTGAAAATTTTGTGAAATTGCATCTTGTGACAATGAACCTGTGCCAAGAAAACGAATTGTTGCAGCTGGTGCAGAACCAAATGTCAATGCAGCCGTAATGTTACCACCAGATACGGTGAAAGAAACGTTTCGGAATACTTGTGTAGTTGTATATGATGAATTGTTTGCATATGAAACAAATGGGTTACCAATTGTAAACAGTAATTCGGGTGCATTTGGATTTTGTAATACAACATCACCAGATGATACATTATTTATCTTGTTTAAATTATCAATTGTAGCATTAGCAGTAACAACATATGAAGCACCTGCCGTAGATTTAATCATTGTTTCAAAATCAGTTGTATCAAATCGCAACGTGAATACTGAGTTGTTGGCTAATGTAACTGTAAATGGCCTATCAACATAGGCAACCTTAGCAGCTGCATCGTATGTTGTAATTGTTCTGAAATCACCAGCAGAAGTACCTGTATCAATACTGACTGTTAATCCAGTGTAGGCGTTGGCCACATTTGAAAACTGATTGGTACTAGGCAATCTTATGTAACTATTGTTTGCATTGATTGGTGCAATTTGTGAAACGTTGGCTGATAGTGTTTGATTTTGAATATTGTAAACAAAAGCTTTATACACATATGCAGCACCATTTGCAGTGTTTGATGTGCTGGAGTAAATTAGATTGCGAATATAACCTGTTGCAGCCTTAGTAGAGTTATAAGAATTTGCATTGGTTAATACAATATCATCTTTACTTACAGTATGAAAATCAATTTGTGGTGAAGTTGTTACATCAAACACACCATTGGCAGAGTTGACAAAAAAATAATTTCCATAGTCCACAAATGCTGGATTGTTTGTTACTGTTGCTTCTGTTCTGGCACGGTCATTGGTCAGAACTACATCAGATGAATTTTCTAAACGATAACCACGAACATAGGCAATACCTTTTGAAATACCCATGTCATATTTTGCTGAATTGATTGTGTTGGCTTTGGGTGTCAATGTATAATCATTAACAATAAAGTCACCATTGGTGTCATTGGTACGCTTGGCAAAATAATCATCAATCACCGAGTAAACGGTGTTATTCACTTGTTTAACAATAGAGCCATCTACTAGACGAACCAGTTCAATAAAGTTATCATCATCACCAAGATCAAGAGTTCTTGTTTGTAAGTCTAAAGAAATTTTATATCGGTCGGCACCTGGTGCCTGATAGTTCGTGGCATTAAATGCTGGATCCAATAATGAAGAATCATCAACAGAATCTACAATGGTTTCAGATGCATTTAAACCCACACGCAAAGATGGAATTGGACTATATTTTAAAAGAATAATAGTTTGTTCGGAAACAACTACAAAATTACCTTCAACATAAAAAATACCTTGTGAAATAGAAGCAACAGAAGAAAGTCCTGTGGCTGGATTGCCTATCGAAGCGGTAATTAGTGTACCGGTTAGATTTGAACCGTTTAGAAATACGGTGTCACCTGAAACAAATTTATTACCTGAAATATAACTGACAACGAGAGTAGGAGGATCACCTACACCACCCGCAGATGTTGTTGTTGATTCTACTGTTGCAACAACTTTAGCTACAATTGAACCATCAGCCGACTGAACAACACCATCACTAAAGCTTTCTGCAGAGATGGTAGCACCAGAATTATCAGTAGAATTTAATTTTAAAAAGTAAACATTTTGATTGACAGTAATTTTACCACCAGAGATGGGTGTATTCTGTGCAAAGATTGCATCAGCAAAACTAGTGATTTGATTCTGAAGAATTGTTTGTGATTGTGTTAATTCACGAGCTTGAACAGCAAAACCAGGTTTGAAAAGAATACGGTGAAAGTTCTTTTGAGGATCAAAATCATCAAAATAAGGATCTACATTAAAATTAAGTGCCATTTTTTCTTTCCATTAAAAGCTTAACACAATACGGAATTGTTCTGTTCCATCAGGACTTCTTGCAATACCTTCTCTATTCTCTATGTAGGCCATGTATCCGGAGTATATAATAAAGTCTGGATTTTCTGTTGTTAAAAGAGTTCGCACTGCAGCACCAACTACACCACTTGCATCCTGAATTAACGCTTGATTAATCACTGGTGTTCCAGTTATATTTATGGCCTTTACTATATTATTTAATGAATCAAAGCTTACAACTTTAGCAGAAAAAGTTGCAGTAGCTAGATTGGTACCTTGATAGATTGTTTGTCCTGTATTGTAACTTCCTGTACCAGGAGAAACAAAGAGTTTGGTGGTTACATCATAGATTGCACCATTTGCAATCATCATAGGTTCTTCAGCCACAGACTCTTGTGAAACTGGATCAACCAATAAACCAATTTGACGATAGGTCATGTCTGTAGGTATCAATCCACCTTCACTCTCAATAAACTCTGGTGCCACCATTATATGGTTACATCCTAGTTCAGAAATAGGATCAAAGCCATGTCCACCAACAGGAGAGGCTGGTGCTTCAGCAATTGCCACCACATTCGGTGTTGAAAAACCAGGTAAAACATTGATTACGGCTTCTGCATAGGTATAACCTGTACCTGTATTGGCCATCGTAACATCATACAAATAACCGGCAGCATTAATAACTGGTGTACCGTTAGCAAACTGGCCGTCACCACTAATTGTAATTGTTGCACCACCAGGAGTATAACCTAAACCAACAGTTGTAATATTAATCACATCAACCGAACCTTCAGCCGCAAAGGTTGATACAGGATTTGGTGCTTCTCCGATTGGTACTGGCATCCAGTTGGTATCAAAGAACTTTTGTTTGAGACCAGCGTCCAACGAGTACATAAACTTCCATTTATATCCGTCAGCTGTTTTAACTAAAAATGAGTTATCAAAAGTACCTGGTAAAAATTGTGGTTCTACTGTAGATTGACTGCCATTATTATTCCATAAACATTTAAATATTTGGTCAAATCGGTTACGAACATAAAATTGTTTAATGATTATATTATCCAAATCGACAGCCAACATATCTTCGGTGTCCTCATAATAATCATAGACCGTGCCTAAATTCCAATCAATACGAGGAATTACTGGAGAAATATCAGATGAGGTAATTAATTTGGCTGCAATAATATCTTTAAAGATATCTTTGATTGACCTTTGGTCTTGTGTTGGAACAGGAGGAATAGTTTCATTTGGCCATGGAGTTACACGACCAATAAAAGCATACAATGTGGTATCGTGTACCTGTGAAGGTGAATAATAGTATTGTAATACTTCATATACTTTACTACCAGGTAATAATTGTGCTGATGTATTTGATGTTGCCATATTCTATTCTTTATTAAGCTGATTGGATTGCTACAAAAGTATTTGCTAAATCACCATCAATACTGAAGTATTTTAGATATGCAGAACTAGTTGAAGCCATTGTAAACGTAGAAGAATTTTCACTTGAATTGGTTGCTGAACATCCATGTGTAATGGTTCTAGTTGAACCACTCGTATTGACTAACCAAACTTCAACCACTTTACCAGCAACAAAATTTGTAAGTGTAAATGTTAAGTCAGCTACTAAGTTGGCTTTGATAATTACATCATTTGAAAAATCAATTGTAATGGCCGTTTGATTACCAACGGGTAGTCTGGGTGTATAAATGAATCCTTTGGTTGGATTAACTGTACCGAGAAATTCGGCCGACTCAGCATTAAAATCAGCAATTCTTTGAATCGTATTTGATCCTACTGGTGTATTCCAAAATTCAATACGAGTGCCTCGATTGGTGTCACTAAAGTTTTCTCCAGCAACAAAATCAATTTTAGTTGGAGAAGAAGGCGGAAACTGTGTGCCTGTCCAACCGTTACCAACAATTCGCATCATCACATCATTGTTTGCTACTGCGACTGGTGTTGCAGCCGAACCACGACCCATCCGTCCACTCAATAATGGGTATGTATTGGCACCAAACGAATCAAGAACAACACGAGTTACCGAATTGGCTTTACCAGTAACGTGCAACATATAGTTGGTATTGGATGGAGCCTGTGTTGCAAAACCATCACTTGCAACAATACTCATTAATGCATTAGTTGGACTAAATGTTGAATTTTGAATCTTTACTGTACCATTTGAAACAGTATTTGCAAAGAAATTGATTGTGCCTCGACCTAAACCACCAAGGCCTCCAACTAAATTAATATCTCCACCACGACCTGTGGCTGTACCTGCACCAGTTTGAATAATGATTGAACCACCGTTGTCTGTTGCAATTTCATCACCAGTTAAAATAATAATATCTTTTTCATTATCATTACCAGATGCAGTACGAATTGTTGCATTAGATGTAAATTGAATTTGATTGGTGATTGAAACATTACTACCATTAATTGTGTTGGCAACAGTCAAACCGCCGGTAATAGTTAAATCGCCAGCAAAAGTACCCGTTGCATTAGCCAGAGCTGCATTTGCTTTGGCATATCCGGATGCAGCATAGTTATTGACTGCAGTAATTGTTGTATTTTGTTCAAGGTCTACACCTTGAATAATGCTGATAGAAGTATTCTGATTGGTGTTGATTGTTTCAATACTATTCAATCTAGTATTGGCAATATCCAACCGAGTGTTTTGAGTTGCATCCACACCTTGAGTAATGATAGTGTTGGCTTGTATAGCCAATGTAACAGAAGCCGGTGAAGCAGCCACAGACTGAGTTGAATCGTCAGCAAAGATGATTGAGCCACTCATCAAATCTAAGCCAGATGATGTCATCTTGGCTACTACATTATTAGTTTTTAAACCACCTAAAGAAAACAAAACATTTGCTTTGGATGTTGCAGTACCTATTACTAAATTACCGACATACTCACTAGCAGAAGATCCTTGAACCATCAAATAACCATCCGCGGTTCCAATAGCGGTATACAAAGGATCGGAATATTGTGAGTTGTGAATGCCCAAGTCGAGATAGTTATTTGCATCATCACCAATATCAGCAGTCAAAACAATGTCCATTGAACCTTGTGTATTGGCGTTTTCAAAGTTTACTTGACCATAAGGTGCCGTGTTTGCTACAAACTGTGCAATTAAACCTGGAAATGTCGAAGGAGTTTGAGTACCAACATTGAGAATATTGTTTGCAAACAGAGCGGCCGCCAAAGTGTTTGTTTGAAATTGTGATGTGGTGTTACTTGTCTTATCTACAGCAACAAAAACCGTATTGGCATTATTGGCCGATAACTGATTTAATATTGGTAGTTCTGATATCTTGACTGACGGCATTTATTACCCCGCTAATATTGTAAAGCCTGATTCTGTTATTAAAATGTAACCATTTTCTGTTAATAATTCTGGATATTCGTAAATTCCCAACACACCATAAACTAAACAAGTTTCTGTGTTTGCTGACTTATCAACTGTAATGAGTGTGTTATCTACTGGTCCAAATGAGTTATTGGCAAGGTATAAATTACCATTTGCAAATACTTCCGTAACGGCATAATAAGGGCCACCATTTAGGGAAACTCTATCTCCAGCAAAAATAATGTTGTTGGCTAGTGTTTTGTTGGTAAAATTACCATCAAATTGACCAGTAACCGATTGTATATTTATCACATTTGAGGAGGCGTTTGCCGATCCAGTAGCAACATTTGCAAAGACTACAAAAACATTATCTTGCAATATCACCTGATTATTGGCCCAATCTACATCTGTAATTAAGGAGTAGGCTCTTAGGTTATTTGTGGCAGTATATTCAATAAAATCATTTGCAAAGACGGTATTACCAATATTGGCAGAGATTGTGTTGACGAATCGAATAATATTGGTACTGATTTGACCAGCTTGAGTGTTGGCTTCAATGCGGGCCAGAGCAGAGGCACCAGCAAAGGTATCCATATGATAACCTTTTTGAAATGAAGTTTCGGTGTTCATTGAGAACCCGTTGGAACTTATTAACAAATTCCGTCCTCTTAACCTCATGCCAGAAGGATGTAATAGGTTTAATACTAAATCTTTGTATGTTTTAAGTGCTTTCTCAACTGATAAAACATAGGTAAAGTTATTATAATCAAGGCTTTCAAGTACTAGTCCTAAAGAAGAAAGGTGTCCATCATCATTCAAATAGGTACCAGCACCGACAATCAAGCCATCCAAGAACGATGCGTTAGCCTTTGCATTGCCATCACCATATCGAATAATGCTTGTTGGATTACCTGTGACTTCATCAGTATAAGCATTTTGTGGATCTAAAACCAACAAAGAAATTACATTAGAAATTTCATGGTCAATCTTGATTGAAAGTGTGGGATCATAATTTCCTGTATAATCATATGTTCTTAATTGATATATGTCAGCTGCCGTGTTTGCTGGGAATGCTGTTGAAATTTTAAATACGGAGTCCACATTGGCTTTATAGGTTGCAACATTAAATGTTGAACCTTGATAGAGAACATCTCCAGCCACAGGAAAATCTAATGG